ATTTTAAAGGAAATAGTATTGACATGATGCCTATTTTGTGTTATTATAAATACTCTTAACATGATGAATAATGTGGATAAGAAACCATACAATTAATATACGGAGAAATACATATGACTAATTCATTCGCAGCACTAAAGCGTTCCTCTCAAACAGACTTGCAGAAATTGTCTGCAGAAATTGAGAAAGTATCAAACCCCACATCAAAATCTAATTCATACGAAGACGACCGTCTTTGGAAGCCAACAGTAGACAAAGCTGGTAATGGCTATGCGGTGATTCGATTCCTTCCAGCATCAGAAGGCGAAGACGTTCCATGGGTTCGTGTTTTCAATCACGGATTTCAAGGCCCAGGCGGTTGGTACATCGAAAACTCTCTAACTACTCTAAACAAGAAAGACCCAGTATCTGAATACAATTCTCAGCTTTGGAATTCTGGTGTAGAGAAGAACAAAGAGATTGCACGTAAGCAAAAACGCCGACTATCTTACTACTCAAATATTTACGTTGTTTCCGACTCTGCTAATCCAGAGAACGAAGGTAAAGTTATGATTTTTAAATACGGTAAGAAAATCTTTGATAAGCTTATGGAAGCAATGAATCCAGAGTTTGAAGATGAAGCACCACTAAACCCATTTGATTTGTGGGGAGGCGCAAACTTCAAGTTGAAGATTCGTAATGTCGAAGGCTATCGTAACTATGATAAGTCTGAGTTTGATTCTTCAACTGCACTAGCTGATGATGATGATAAGCTAGAGAGTATTTGGAAATCACAGTTTAAGCTTAATGAATTTGTTGATGAGAATAATTTCAAGACTTATGATGAACTTAAGGCTCGTTTGAATAAAGTTCTTGGGTTAGATGGCGATACATATTCTCCAGCACCAACTCGTAATACAGAACCCGTGTTTGAAGCGCCACAAGCGTCTAACGAACCTCGGGCTACAGTAGAAGATGATACACCATCTTGGAGTGATAATAGTTCTGGTGATGATGATATGAGTTATTTTGAAAGTCTAGCACAAGACTAAAAATATTCATAAGAAAATGAAAAGGGGGCGAAAGCCCCCTTTTCTATTAGTGTTCCAATGCGACTGAACTAATTGAACTTAACTCACTATCTCTCATATTGGAGTTATTAACAACTGTCGAGTTTTGTGATTGGTCGGTATTATTAACAACATTAGTTGTAACTTCAGTAGGACCGCCATTAATACCAGGTTCAGTAAACATATTGCCTTGTCTAATAGATTCGTTGCTGAGGTACTCATTAACAACACCCGAAACGCCACTTCCAAGAGTTGATGTTAGTGCAGTGTTTGTATATGCACTAGACGTTGTGGAAGTGTTTGTAATATTCGCACCATCACCAGATGAAGACATTGAATTTACTAGAGCACTAGTTAAGTCTACATAGCCACTACCGCCAATCTCAGGTATCGGCATTCCGCCTAAGAATTCTGAGGCATACATTAGTTGACCGATTCCTGCATTACTATTAATCATAGCCTGCAAGTCTTTTCTTAACTTTGAGTTTTCCTCAGCTTTATCTCTAAAGAAAGCTAGAATATCTTTCGCTATCTTTTTACCAGCTTCTTTACCATCTTTACCATACTCTCGCCTTGCGTCTTTAGCGAATGTTACATGAATGCCATGTCTAGCCCCAACAGAAACTTCATTTATAATGTCCAGTCCTGGGTGGTTTCCTGCTGGGTCAAGTCCAGTTTTTGTCTTCATAGACGCATAATATTTTGCTATAAAGTTACCGAGAGATTTTGCTGCCTTTGCGTGGTCGTGTTCTTCATTCTCACCTTTAAGATAAGTGACAGCACCAGATTCCAAATTCACCATATAGTGAACTCTTCTATCTTTCGGCTTCTTTTTACCAAATAGGAGTCCTACGATTGCGATTGCACCTAAAGTAAAAATCCCACCAACCGCAAGGGCTCCCAACGCACCGCCACCAAGAGCGCCAGAAATAGCGCCAGCTGCAGTTCCTAAGAATGAGCCTGCGACTGCACCAGTTCCTAGAGCTGCAGCTCCTAGCATACCACCAGCAATACCAGCAATACCGTCAATTACTGGGTCGTTAGTACCTAGCCCTAATGCCTGCGCTGCATATGAGCCGAGGAATGAACCGAAGTTGCCAGCCATAGCACTTGGGTCCGCAGTTCCGGCAAATATTCCATCAGCACCTAATGTACCAGAGCCAATCTTTCCGATATTGTTTACGACAGTCTTTAAGTCAGTTAGTGCGGTGCCGATACTATCAAGAAGACCTACTTGTTCTGCGCCGGTACTTACATTTGCTAATGATGCACCACTCTTTTTAGCTGCCTGGAGACCTGCTCCAGTTGCTAATTGTTGTCCAGTAGTAACACCCAATTCAGTCGCTAATTTTGCTGCTGCTGGTGTTCCTTGCTTGGTAAGTATTGTTCCAACTTTTTCTTTTGCAAACCCACTTACACTATTTGCAATTCCTTTTGTGAATCCGCCTACATTAGCACTACCACCTGCAAGACTTGTTATTAGTCCTGGTAAATCTGTGGGTGCGCCCATAGCTGCACCGAATGAACGAACTGCAGCGCCTTTTTGTTCTCTACTATCAGCAGTAAAAAAGCTAACAATAGATGCCATAGCATCCATTCCTTGAGGTCCTGAAAACTTATCTGTTCCAAGGAATTGTCCAATTTCATTGCCTGCGATTTGTATGAAGTCGCCTGTAATTGCTTTAAAATCTTCTCTTAAGAATTCTAGGGGGCCTAAGTCTTTACCTCTAAAGATACCATCAATTGCAGACTCAAAAAAGTTACCGCCCTGACCACCAGTAACTTTATTGAAGTATTTCATTATACTACTATTGACAATTTGCCCAATTCTATTTGCGGACTTATCAATTGCTGTAGTAATGTTCCCATTCAACTGTTCGTCTAGAATTCTACGTTCTTCTGCGAGTCTTAGTTGAAGGTCTTGCGCTTCATCTCCAGTTGAAGCAATCGCTGTTACAGTTGCTTCAGAGCCAACAACTACTGCACTTGCAATAGTATCTCCTGGTACGGCATTTACTCCAGCAACTTCACCTACATTTCTAAAGAATTTGTTTCTATATGCTGCGGTGATTTCTGCAGCATTGTTTCCTAATGCTCTATTTGCATCAACGCCCTTTTGGGACATTTGTCCCGCTGCGTTTCCTGTAAACCAAGTATTTGCAAGTGCTGCCAAATCTCCACTATTCTCTCTCAAGATTCTAGACATATAATCTCTAGCGACTGCATCTTGAACTTCTGGTGGAGCATACATTGCTCTTGTGTATTCTGTGCCTATTCCAGCCCGTCTACTCTGTTCCTGCCAAGTGCTATCAATAAACTGATATGCACCAGAGGCGCTTGATGTTGTGGCTTGTGCTGAATAGTTATTGCTAGATTCTTGTCTTCTAACTGCTTCCATTACAGCGTCTAATGGAATTACAGCTTCATTGTTATGAAGAATAGCTAATTGTCCCTCAGGACCAAAATCTCTAAACTCAAATATACCAGAGCCTGGTGTAGTCTCTGTCCCGTTAGAAAATTCAGGAAGATTTAAAAAATTTTGTAAGTCTTGTAATTCTATTGTTTCGTCTGCACTAATGCTTCCGTCAGTTCTTCTTTGTTCAAGTTGTCTAACACGAACTTCACTAAGTCTTCTTTGACGGCGAGTTTCAAATTCTCCTTGAATTTGGGCTTGTCTATCTCTTAGACTTTGCGCAGCATCTCCACCAAGTCCGTTTGATGTAAATGTTCCTAGAGGACCCAAGTCTAATTCGAAAGTAGTTGCTCTATTAATAACCTCAAGTAAAGAAGCCATCATACCTATTGTAGATGTTTTAATGCCAGTGAACATACTATCGAATACGTTTGTTAGAGTTGCCATAGTATCGGCAATAAGTCTATTCTTAAAGAAGCCATCAAAGTCGCCGACCAACAGTCTTCCTGCGGCCTTGAGCGCCTCATTCATTCTTTGCAATACACCATTTTCGCCACCAAAGAATTTAGTGACGTAATGAGATACTGCTTTTCCTACAGTAACTTGACCCAGACCCTCGACATTAACTTTCATATCAATTCCAAGAATTGAACCTAACATATCGATGATTGATGCAAATCCACCAAAGAATCCACCAAGACCACCAGAGATTCTATCTCGCATAGTAATCTCAGATACACCATCTGGCATACCTAGTGATTGCTTAATCCCTTCATCATCAAGAGCACCTCCGATAAAATCGAATATGCTAATAATAATACTCAATGGACCTAATGCTCGACCTACGCCCCTCAATATTGGAGTTAAGTCTGAAAAATTGCTTAGTCCTTTAATCGCTTTACCTAGAGGGCCTGCACCTAACTTGGCCTTCATTGCCTTAAATCCATTTGGAATAGAGTCAAATATTCCAGTTAATCCTTTAACGCTATCGCCTGCTCCAGAAACCGATTTGGTTATAGATTTCTCTGGTAAAATAGAATTTACTTTTGCTTTTAGATTATCAAAAAATCCTTTTACGCTAGTACCAACTTTAGAATTTTTCATCTCGGCTTTGCCTAAAGCAAACTGCAATTTTAATTCGTCAAGCATACCTACTAAGGGAGACATTACTTTCGTATTGAACGAAGACTTAAAATCAGTCTTTAGATTATCAAAACTAGTTTTAATAGAATCCGTTAAGCCAGTTAAAGATTTACCGAATTTAGAATTATTAAATCTAGTCTTTAGATTATCAAAACTAGTTTTAATAGAATCTGTTAAATTAGTTAAAGATTTGCCGAATTTAGATTTTTTGAATTTATCTAGAGCGCCCTTAAATCTTTCATTTAAAGACCCGAACAATGCACTCATTGTTTTAAATAATTTAGAATTTTTAAAGTTATCAAAAATCGATTTTATTCCTCTAGGGAGAGAAGTAAAAATCCTTTTTAATGCATTTAACATCTTAGCAATTCTTGATGTCAACGCCCCTAACATAGTTCCTAATCCAAAGAATGGTAATCTATTGTTAGTAGTATTAGATGATTCGCCAAGTTTTAAATTTTGAAGTGCTTTTAAAATATCTTGAAAAAGTTTTGTTTGCTCTTTTTTTTCTTCTTCTCTAAAGGCACGTTCACGTTTCTTTTCAGCGTCTTCTGAAGCCGCTCGCTTTTTAAAGAATGCTAAAATTTCTAAATCAGTTTCAATTAGGGTTTTATTACCCTTCTTAAGGCCTTGAGCCTCTGCCTCATCGTTAGCACGTTTTTTATCAGAGCCGTTGAATGCAGCACCGCCAATTTGTTTGGCGGCACCTAAAGCACTACCAATTAGAGGGCTTTGCCCCACGACTGAGTTTATTGCACCGCCTACGAATTGATTAACTTGACCTTTGACAGCGCCCCGTAGAGCGCCGCCAGCCATGCCAGCCGCCTCGCCTGCTGCACCTCGTGGGTCAAAACCTCTAATTGCCATCTCTTTTACCTTCTACTTTTTTGTTGTTGTGCCATTTCTCGTTGACGCTCATTTTCTTGTTTTATATGCTCGCCTAGCATAGTAAGATATATTTCACGTTCAAACGGCATCATATTTTCAATCTCTTCTAGACTATATTTATGATGTTGCATCATTCCAAAAGTTGTCTGATAGTAAGCAACGAGGTTTTCATGACCCAAGGCTATCCGAAAAAATCTGCTAGCCCCGCAAGTTTTGTATTTGAAACCTCTCCGCATTCTGGGCAAGTCCAAGATACTTCATGCTCTACTTTTGGTGTATTTTCAAAGAACCCAGAAATTTTTCTAAATTGGTCTGTGTTTAGTGTTAGTAAAAACTCTTCTAACTCTTTGTTATTCATATCACTACGAGATGTTACTTCATCATTATCGAAAATTTGTTCTGTGCAACTCATCATCAAAGCCATTAGAGTATCGAATTCAGTCTTTTTCTTTTGTGCTGCAGACAAGTCGTCAGTCGTTGCATATCGGAGTCTAATGCCGACTTCATCAGTTAGCATAATAGTACCAGAAACATCTTCTGGCATAGTTACACCAATATCATCAACATTGATTTTTAATTGCTGTTGCCCAATACAAGTTTCGCCTTTTTCATTTGAGCCATTTGGGTGCATTACTGTAACGTCAATAGTTTCTCCGATTGACTTAGCACGTAGTCTTAAGAAAAAGTATTCAATATCAAACATTGGCAACTTATCTACTTGCAATGTAGATTCACTTTCGACTAAACAATTATTAATAATTTGTTTAATTGAGCGTAAAATTTGTGCTTCTTCATTAGATTCCATTGCCATCATAAGAATTTTTTCTTCTTTGACTAGGAATGGTCTAAATGCAACTAGCTCTCCAGTTGAGGGTAGATTCATTTCATATGTTGGTAGACTGATTTTTGGTAAAGCCATGATATTCTCCTCAGAATAAAAAATAGTTTAAATTTACGTTTGTGTCGTGTGATACCTATATGTAAAATCTATAGTATATCTTTGATACGTGTCATTCTCTTCAGCTGAAAATGGCATTGAAGAAATTTGTAATGGGTATGCATTATGTAGTTCGTATGTAATTACACTTTCTCCATTCTGATTTAGTTGGGATAGAAATAATCCACCAACATAGGTGTCGTGAAATCTAGTAGTTCCGCCAGATTGACCAGAGCCACCTCCGGGTCTATAGATAAAGTCCATCCATAACTCTAATGCTCGCCTAACTTGCATTTTATCATCAGCAATAATAGAAAGCGTAATGTCATTATATGTTGTGTCATATACTGATTTAAATTGTGGGCCTGCTCTGTTTGTATCCGCAGTAGCAAAAGCACGACCGGGAATTTCTCCCCTTTCAGTTAATATAGATGCCTTAGCTGAAAGAGAATTGAAATCAGAAATCTCACTATTTGCTGCAATATAACTAAGAAGTTGGGGTGGCGCAGAAAAAACCACACTAAACCTATTAGGTCTAAGTAATTCAGAGCCTATAGCAGACTTTAAATTGTCGATACTAAAATTCGCCATTAGATTTTTCCTCTACTATCTTTCCATACTTGAGATTTGCTTGCTTTTTGGAATCTTTCAATTGGTAAAAATAAAGCAATGTCCCATTCTGATGATGCTATTTGCAATGGTCTAGACTTGACATATGAACTGAGATACCTTTTAAATGTAGGTTTAAATTCTTTAAATTTGCTTGTGGAGTTTAAAATATCATAGCTAATTTGAAGTTTTGTATTCTCATCATAATTTTTATCGGTTGACAATGAATATAGTTGGTCCATTAATTTCGCACGAAGTTCATAGGGAAGATAATGCATGTTCAATCCATAAAATCCTTTCGGTGCTGGCTTAACTGGAAACACTAACGGAAATGTATCATAGTATGGCAAATCTGCTTTTGTTTTTGGATTATAGTTAAATAAATATAAATTGCCGGGAGCAAAGCCAGTTGTAAGTTTTGACTTATTCTGTCTCATCAAAGCTGTTGGGGTGGTCGTTGTTTGTTGCGCTCTTGAGCGATACCACTCTCTTGCTTGAGTAGTTCTTGATGGCATTCTACCACTACGAATGCCATCAAGAAGAATGTTGTCGAATACTGACATATATAATATCCTTTAAGTCTTTGATAGACTATTTATTTGAGTTCTTTTTCGGTTAAAATTTTAAACTCCCAACTTCGGTCTTCACAGAACTCAGTTGCAGCTTTCCATTTCGCTTCATTGACACCCCACGTTTTTAGTTCGTTGAGGTATCTTCTAGACAATCTACCCTTGTCTGTATATTTCTTCTCAGACTTTGGTGGTGATGTTTGTGAAAATGGCTTAACTTCTATTAAAATTCCACGAATATTACCCTTCTTGTCTTTAACACGTATAAAAAAATCTACGAAGTATCTATGAATTCTATTATCAATAGGAGACCTGTAGGGGACAATTACTTCTTCAGAAGACCAGCCCATAACATTAGGATTATTATCACAATACACCATGAACCTACGCTCAAGTAAACTGCGATAAATAATCTTTGTTGGGTCGCCCAGATATTTTTCTGGGCGCTGTGGTTTATATTTGCCTTTGTATGCCATCTTGTATTTATAAATAGAATAATAACGAATTATATATTTGAGGAATAAAAAATGACCGAGTATGCATACTTCTCTCCTCTGACGGGGTCTGATACAGTTGCTGGTGACTCTAGATATTCTAGTATCTCATCCCAGCAAAGCGACATTCGATACCCTATCAATAATGACGGGTATGTTATGCCGATGGTGAGATTTGACTTCTTTGACCCAGGAGGCTCTCAAAGAAGTGCTCCATTATTACATCTTCAATTGCCAGAGCAATTTAGAA